ACCCATTGATTTTATTTTTAGATATACAGATATGCCTGACCACGTTATCCACTTCACTTGAACCAGTTTTACCTATGCCAATTATTATGTCGGCTTCTCCTGCCTTGCCAGTCTTTGAGTTGTCTAGCATGGCATAGTCAATAAACTGTCTGTCGTGAGCATCGTAACTAGCTTGGCTTACTGCCCAAACAAGACACGTATTACGCTTAGCTATCTCTCTTGCAGATACATAAGTCTCCTTGAGACGCTCATCTCCACGATTGTATTCGCCTTTTATTCTGAACTTGTCTAGCTGATCACAAAACATTATGTCAGGTTTGTTTAGCTTAGCATATTCATCTACTTCTTCGATGGATGTACCAACCGAATCCATGATAGTCAGGTACGGTTCTATCTCTCGTTTGTACACCTCAAGCAATTCAAACCGTTGTGCTACCATATCTTCTTTTGTCAGTTCAAAGTATGACTGTATTATTCTTAATTTTATGCGTGCAGCAGGTTCTTCGTTTGCCCAATACACCACTTGAAAACCTTGCTTTATATACGATGATGCAAGAAAGCAACAAAACGTTGTCTTACCCACTTCAGGTCTTGCAAACAAGATACCTAAGTTGCCACGATCTAAACCTTTGATGTTCTCATTTATTAAGTTGAATGTGAATGGAAAATCATTGTCGCCTGCTACTTCTGTCAGCAGTTCGTTTAGATCTTTGTCAACCACAGTGTAAGTTGTCTTGTCACCTATCCTGCCGTCATCTACACTTTCGATCAGCTTCTTTAACTCACCGAACTCATCACTGTCACCAGTGAATATGTCTAAGGCTTTCTCACCTATCTGTCTAGCTTTGTCACGTAACCACA